CGTCGGAACTAACCGCTCTGTTCTCAACAGGAAGGACCCAGATCCACTGCAGTGCAAGGGTTCTCAATAATTAGCAGTGTTGAGAATCAATAGCTGGCCTGCCTTATTGAGAATCCCAGTGCTGGCCTGCCATCTCAGCGGAAGCCTGCCCGCGCCAGCTCCTCCCTCAGCTGTTGCTCAATCTCCCCAGGCCAATACACCTGCACCTGCTTCTGTAGGTCGCCCTTCAGGTCGTACGTGCTGGCTCGGCGCTTGGGCTGGGGCTCAAGCGTCCACTTCATCTGCGCTCCGCGGAATGACTCGTAGCTGCCACGGCCGGTCCGCTGCCAGATACCGAAGCGGCCCTCCCCACCCTTGATCGGCGTGATGAACATCCGATTGGCGCGGTTCACCATCGTTCCCGTCTTCCTGACTGATGACCAGCCCGTGAGCGCCTTGGTGTAGGCAGCACGTGTGACGTTGCCTTTGCTGTCCTTGCGCTGCGAACGAGTGGGGACCATCGTGACCCTGCTGCCCACAAGTTCAGAAGCTGCCAGGTCTGCGCCCTTGGTGCGTGGCTCTGTGCCTTGCGTGAGCACAGAGATGTAGCGACCAGCAGCACGTGGCCGATCAGTGCGCAGGCCAACCTCAGCCACTAGGTTCTGAGGTGTGGGTCGTTCGTGATAGGTGGCGTTGTAGGTCCAGGCTGTGGCACCGCCTTCAATGCGGTTACTGCGGTTGGTCTTCAGATCATCCTTGAGCCAAGCCTGGGTCTTGATCACGGTGTCGCGCAATGCACGGCCACTGGCATAGCGCAGGTTCTTCTCGGTGAGCAGCTCCAGCCCTCGTATTGAGCGGTCGAGACCAGTTGTATCGAGGCGGATGTCGAGCATGAGTAAAACCCCGCTGCAGGCGGGGCGTGCGTCCCATTGGCGCCAGGGTCAGTCTGGGTAGGTGTCAGCAGGGCCAGGCAAGCCGTTACACCCGAAACAGGGCGTTACAAGATTCGTAACACCCCAAACCCAAGCCCCCCACTCAAATACAGGCCCTCCTGTTACACTGTTACACCTATTCAAGAAAAGGTATAAGTAAAGAGAGAGTTGGGGACGTATCACTGTGGAGGGGTGTGGGTGTGGATGTATGTGCCTTTATGGGGGGCTGTATCCCTTGGCCGGCGTAACGCGTAACAATTCCCCCAGATCGCAGCCCACCACTCAAAAACAGGCGAAACACCCAACGTAACCACCGAAACGGTTTTCGGTAGCAGCGTGAACAGTTCAGCCTTGAATAGTTCGTATGGGCACAGAAACCGCTCGACTGACCGAACCGATGCCTTTGAATCGGATCACGCCTGCTCGAACTGCTCCAGGGATGCGGGAGAGGACGGTTGCCCAGCTATGAGCCCATGGCGTATCGGACAGGATGCGCTCGATGCCCTTGGCGGTGTTGGAGATGAAGAGGTTGCCATCTTCGGTTTTGATGCCGATTCGTCCGAGGTGCGCCTCTGCGGTATCTGGGGTGATGTCGATGGATGAGGCTGTGTGGTTGGCGATTTCCACAAGCTCGCCGATGGTGCGTGTGAAGGCTTGACGATCCGTCTCAACCCTGAGCTGATGTTGAAGGATGGTTTGGAGGCAGCGGTGTTCGTCGGGTTCGGCGTTGGCTTCTTTGTATGGCTGCCAATCGTTCTGATCAATGAGTGTGTAGGCGTCGGCTTCGGTGGCGACGTGCTGGTTCATCAGGGACCATGCACCGGCGAGTAGGGTGCCGTACTGGTCACCTTCACGTTGGGAGTCGAAGCGATCAGCGGCAGCACGGCGAAAGGCAGCGACTGAATCGCGGATGATTGATATGGAGCGTACGGAGCGGTGAAGGAGGCGATGGCCTGCGGTGGTGGTGATGATGCGTGTGAGGTCAGCGTCTAGGGCAGACCAGTGAGCGATGCGGTCTGATTTAGGGAGGTAGGAGGGGTTACGAAGTGTGAGCTGAGCGAAGCGTGAGCGATCGGCGCCTTGCTTAAGGGCGGTGGAAATGGAGCACATGAGGAACATGGAGCGAACGGTGAAGCGCTGTGCGGCACCGTCAGCGCCACCTTTACCGATCACCCCACGGCCACTGGATGATGCGACGCGAGCTAGGGCGAGGATGTCTTGAATGCGTTTGCGGTCGGACTGTTCGTTGGATTCGGCTTCGTCGAAGATGACGGGGAGAGCGTCGGAGCGCAGTTCTTGGCGGATGAATGCTTCAGTGGTGTTGCCTTCAGGCCATAGGGCGAGGGATTCGAGGATGGGGCCAAGGAAGCGGTTAAGGATGGCGGATTTGCCGGAGCCTGCGGATGCTGTGAGCCAGATGTGTGGGCGCCAGGAGAGTGCACCACAGATGGGCGCGAGTGCGAGCCAGCCGGCCAGGAGGATGCCGGATGCGGGGACTTCCCAGTGGAAGCGAGAGGCGATGTCTAGGAGTTCGGCGCCTTCGTGATCGGTGAGTGGGGTGATGTCTAGGGGGATCTCGATGGATGTGAGGCGCTGGTAGTTGAAGCGTGATGGCGGTGGGGCCATGACGGAATGGGAGATGCCGTCAACGATGAGGCGATCACCGAGGTGCAGGATGGAGCGGTTGTCATCGATCCATGCACCACGACCGCGGATGCGATCGGGGGAGTAGACACCGGTGCGTGCTTGGCGAGCGAGGAGCGAGGATACGGCTGATTGCCAGTCAACGCCGGATTTGGAGGGGTAGATGGTTTGCCAGTAGGGGAGTTCGGCTAGGCGCAGGAGGTTGTTTGTGGAGTGACCGGGTGCGGTGAGGCGTATGACCTGGCCGGTGTTGCCGGGTTGGTAGTAGTAGGAGTCACCATCGAACCCGAGGCATGTGAATGGTGCGTTGTCTGGAATATCTGGCGGTGGTGTGGGTGGTTGGTTTTGGTGTTCCGGTTCTGGATCTGGTGTGGGCTGAGGATCAGGGAGGGTATCGATTAGGCGTGCGTGTGCTGCGAGTTCGGTAGCGGCGCGTTGAGGCGTCCATGAGGTGGGCGCATCAGCGAGGTCCCATTTGTGTGGGGTATTGGGTGGGGGGTTAACGATGGAAACGGTGCAGCCGATGCGTTGAAGGCGTGGCGCGAGTTTGGCCATGCACTGACGGCCGGGATCGTCGTTATCGGGCCAGATGGTAACGGTGCGAGCTGAGAGGGGTGACCAGTCGGTGTGTTGTACGCCTGCGACACCACCACACCAGGCGATGCAGACGTGATTAGGGAATAGGGGTGCTGCAGCGTCGGCTGATTTTTCGCCTTCGGTGATTAGGACCGGAGCGTTTGGGTTGGCGGTGAGTTTGTGGAGGTTGTAGAGGGGGCGAGGTGCGGGCCAGTGGGAGTCGAAGGGATCTTCATTGCTGGGGAAATGCCACTGGTTATCAAGCCAGGTGCGCTGGACAAAGAGTTTTTGCGGTTCGCCGTTCTTGGGTGGCTTAGGGATGCGCTGCACCCAGAACAGCTGGTTGCCGTCAGCGTCGGTGTAACACCACTGGGCGACGGCACGCCCGAGCGAAGGCGGCGGTGTACCTACTGGTGGTGCGGCTGGTGTGCGATGTGGCCGCTTGGATTTCTTGGGTGCGGACACGGCGGGTGATGGCAGGCCGAGGTGTTGTTCGATGCGTGAGACAGCCTGTTTGAAGTCCCATCCGGTGACGCGCAGGAGCAGGTCCATACCGGTCATGCCGCCGCCCTGCTGGTTCTTGCCGCCGCATTGATTGCAGTAGCAGCCACCGGGGCCATCGTCGTTATCCCAGCGGAAGCGGTCGGTGCCGCCGCAGGATGGGCATGGCTGGTGTTTATTGGTTAGCTGATCAGGCGAAATGCCGCCAAGGGATTGCAGCAGCTCCGGCCAGCGACCGGCTGTGAGGTCGTTGATGGAGCGCATGCGAGGTGTTAGGCGATGCCGCGGCGTGCGGAACGAGCAGCGCGGCGCATGTGATCAGCGATGAGCTGGCGGATGAAGGCAGCACGTGAGAGGCCAACGAGATCGCGTTCGCGGTCTACGTGCGCCATGAGTTCAGGGGATAGGCGTATGGCTGTGGAGGAAGCACGTAGCTGGTGGTTGGGGTTCTGGGAGAAGGGACCGTTCATGGGGTGGAGCGTTCTGAGGCAGCCTACCGCAGCAGTTCCGGAACTGGTGTGCTAGGGTTTGGGAGCCATCCCTCCCGAGCCTCTCTGTGATGATGCTGACCACTGCCCGGGCCAGGCGGTGGGTGCCCTGCGGTGTTGGCGCACCAAGGGGGACGCGCCTCTCATCGGTTACGGACCCATTGAGGTCAGCTGCTGGCACCACTCCCGGCGTGGGAATCATTGGGGCAGCTGCAAGGGGCGAGGGTTGTGGGGTGGTTTTTATTTACACACCGCTTATCGCTAAATCACTTAATGCTTTATGACTTACTTTACTAAAATTAATCCTGACGGATCTCAATCAACAGGCACTTATCACCCAGAACTTGCCGAAGCTTCCATTGGATGCCTCAAGCGCGATCTTAAGCAGTTGCGACGCACAAAAGGAAAGGGCTTTGTCCGTCGCCCCTACAGCGACCTGAACGAAGCTGAGATTATTGCCCTTAATCCTGCTTCGCCACCAGCTGACCTGATCGTTGCTGTTGGGGTTTGTCCAATTGTCGTTGGTGACACCAATGCACGCATTCCCATGACACAACAGCAAGTTCAAGAAGCGATCAACAATCATGGCTTCGTGGATTGCTGGTCCCGCAAAGGCTTTGCTTGACAAGGCGGCACCGGCAACAATAGTTACACAGTTGTCTAATAAAACAGTGCCAAAATGAAAACTACAAAAACCAGGATTCCGCTTGACCGTTTAAACCATCACCTTGTCAGATTGATTTTTGACCTACAGCGTCAATTTGTGCAAGGTTGGAACGAGCGCGAACAAGATTTCTATGCAGAGCAGAATCACGACTTGCCGGGTGGTGCGAAATATTCTGGCTGTCGCCCTTCTACTGGTGCTAGATGTTTTTCAGGATTCTCCATTGTCTTGCCTGATGGAACTTGGATAGTAGTTCAGGTTGAGGACAATTGGGATCACTGGTATCCTGCATTTGCAGATTTTAGACGTAACAAATTAGAGTTTGTAGAGCAAATTAAGTCAATTACGGTTCATGGCGACTACCTTGCATTTGTGAAGTGGGCAGACCCTTTGCTTGTTAAATACTGATGACCCCAACCCTCCGCCCCAGGCAAGTGCAGGCGCTTGCTGATTTGCGCACCGCATACGGAAGTGGTGCACGTGCGCCGATCCTGGTTGCCCCTACGGGTTTCGGTAAGACTGCGACGGCGGCTGAGATTGTGCGGCAAGCGGTAGCAAAGGGCCGGAAGGTGTGGTTTTTAGCGCACCTGCGGGAGATCCTTGACGACACCAGCGGGCGGCTGACTGCTGCTGGTATCAGCCACGGGCAGATCAGGGCGGGACGGTCTGCGGACTATTCCGCAGCGGTGCAGGTGGTGGCGGTGCAGACGGCGGCAAGGCGTCAGGCGTTGCCATGGCCTGATCTGATCATTGTGGATGAGTGCCACCTGGCTGTAGCGAACACGTATCGGCTGGTGATCGACGCGGTAGGCCGGCCACGACTGCTGGGACTCACCGGCACGCCTCAGAGGCTTGATGGCCGTGGGTTGGGCGAGGTGTTTGACCGGCTGGTATTGACCTGCTCGACAGCTGAATTGATTGCAGAGCAGCTGCTGGCACCGGTGAGGGTGTATGCGCCACCTGGCGCTGATCTATCGGGACTCAGGTCAAGGATGGGTGAGTATGACCAGGGGCAGGCGAGTGAGATTCTGAGCAGGCCGCAGGTGGTTGGTGATGCGCTGAGCCATTGGCAGAAGCTGGGCCAGGGGAGGCGTGGTGTGGCGTTCTGCACAACGGTCGCGCATGCGCAGGCAGTGGCAGAGCAGTGGCGGCAGGCGGGGTTACGTGCGTTGGCGGTGCATGGCGGCAGTGATGATGCAGAGCGCCGGGAGGCAATTGCTGGGCTACGTGCTGGCCGGTTGGATCTGGTGGCGTGTGCGCAGCTGTGGATCGCTGGTGTGGATGTACCAGAGATTGATGCGGTGATCTGGCTGAGGCCTACACAGAGTTTGACGTCATGGCTGCAGGGGAATGGTCGGGGGCTGCGGATTGCGCCGGGCAAGCATGATCTGCTGATTTTGGATCACGTCGGGAACTGCAGCAGGTTAGGTCATCCGCTGGACGTGCATGAGTGGAGCTTGGAGGGTAGGGCGAAGCGGAAACGCGAGGCTAGGTTGAGCGTGAAGATCTGCCCCAAGTGTTTCGCGGCGATGAGCAGCCAGGCCAGGGTGTGTGCTGAGTGTGGGCATGAGTTCGCGCCCGAGCGTCGGGAGCTGCAGCACGTGCCGGGGCAGCTGGTGGAGGTAACGAAGGGAGTGCCGCGTGCCAGGTTTCGTGAGCAGGGTGCGGCGAAGACGATGGAGGATCTGATCAGGTTGGGGCAGCAGCGAGGGCACAAGAACCCGAGGGGCTGGGCGCGGAACGTGCTGGCAGCGCGGCAGTTGAAGGGGAGGGTGTGAAGGTGCGTTGGGCTGAATCACAAGGAAATCGAGTCGAAGCAACGCCAAATCAAAAAGCAAGCTGCCCTTGTTGTGGTGGTGAAGTGCTTGCCAAGTGCGGCGAGGTAGTCACTTGGCACTGGGCGCATAAATCCAGGGATTGCGATCCGTGGTCGGAGCCCGAATCCGAATGGCACCGGGAGTGGAAATCTTTGTTTCCAAGGAAAATGCAGGAGGTGGTCATAGGCCCACATCGCGCCGATGTACTTTCTCCGCGAGGAGTCATTGAATTTCAACACTCAAGCATTTCGGCGGCCGAGATACGAAAGCGCGAGCAATTTTACAAACAGATGGTGTGGGTTATTGATGCTCAAAACTTTACAATGCCGCCTGATTATGACTACGCCTATGAAATTTGGGAGGAACAGGAAGGCTGGAAGCCGGAATACAAGAAAAAAGACCAAGGGAACCTGCTGGACCTGCTTGCAGGCCCGTCCATGGACTTCGAACGCCAAAGACAATGGGTTGACAAATGGCTACTGCAAAACCCACACGTCCGTTGGTTATGGCCCAGAAAATCTTGGATGAACTCCATGAAGACTTTGGTTTTCGATAGGGGTGGCGATGAGCTTTTTGTGACCAGCAGCGAACAGATTGACTGGTTTGGCGACTACACGCAAGTCGAGTTTCGCAGGATGAACCGAGCAAGGTTTGTGGAGCTTTGCATGAAGTCTGCAGCCTGATCCAGTACCGGAAGCGAACTACCTTGATACAGCAATTGATAGCTGAGAAGATGCAGCTCCTGGGCAGTATTTACAAATCTTGAGCCATCTACTGGCTGAAAAGAAGGGCTGAGACTTGTACCAATCTTCAACCAGTTTCGCGCTTTTTGATGAATTGCATCTCCGGCACGCCGGAACCAAGTTGCTCGACTCGTCTAGTCCGCCAATCTTAATTGGCAAAACATGGTCGATTGTAATCTGTGTCGATGCTCCACAATAAGCGCAGCATTCACCAAATAGCTTTTTTCGCTGCCTAATCTGAGATGGAGTTGCCCCCATAAGTGCCCGTCGATTTGCCGTTCTGCGTTTAGCTTGACTTGCTATGGATGACAGCTTGCTGGTCTCTGGGTTAAGTGCTCTCCACTCTCTCGTCCTTTGCCTCGCTTTCTCAATGTTGCTATCCCTCCATGCTTTATATGCAGCGGAGGCTTTTGCTTTATTTCTACGATGCCAATCTCTGCAATATCTTTTGCATTTTTCGGGATCCTCCAGCCGTCGCTGCCTTTGCTTGCCACGCAGTCTCTCACAGTTTTTAGCGTAATAGCTGGCCCACCGCTGCTTTGCGTATTCCTTGTTTTTTTCTGCCCACTGGCGGAACCATTTGCTGCATTTATCTTTATTTTCTGCTTGCCATTGCCTTCGGCGACTGCGCTGCTTATCGGCGCTGGCGGCAATCAGCCAACATCGAATCGTTATAGGCGGCCTTTTCAGTACCCTTCCTATTTCGGCAATTGTGCAGTAACAAGCAGCCATGACCTCTGCTTGCCTTTTGTGCACGGCAATTAAGCCCTTGTCGCTGGGGCCGGTAGGCTTGCTTTGCATTGGTCGCTCACTCGATTGGTGCCACCGGCTCGGCTGTTGACGCAGCGCGGGCCTCACTTATTAATTATAACGATCTCGTTGTGGAACTGCAAATCCAGCAACGCATCCTCTTGGCCTGCGCGAGAGGCCCTGTACGGCTGTTCAGGAACAACGTGGGCACGGGATGGGCAGGGCAGTCCACACGCATCACCCCGGGGAACCTGCGAGCCGTGGCTGCCCAGCTGCAGCCGGGTGACGTGGTGATCCGGCAGGGGCGGCCGTTGCATGCCGGGTTGTGCGTGGGCAGCAGCGACCTAGTTGGATGGCGCACTACCGAATCTGGAATTGCGCAGTTCGTGGCGGTGGAGGTGAAGTCGCAGAGGGGCAGACCATCTCCGGAACAGGAACGGTTTTTGGAGGCAGCACGCAAGGCTGGTGCATGTGCCGGCATTGCACGCAGCGTTGGTGAGGCAGAGGAGCTGCTCAGGGGCTAGGCCGGAATTGCTGCGGTAGTGTCCGGGCATGGAAACCCAAGACGACCGTCAGGCCAAGGGTGTTGCAGATTCGGAATTGCTGCGCTAGGCTAGCGGGGTCCCACCTAGGAGGCTCATGCCCCACCCGACTGAAGCCCGCCAACTGCCTGGCGTTAATGGGCAGTGGATCCTGTACTCGGAGTGTCCGCCGACCATTGCGGACCTAGACGAGGATGAAGAGCTTGTGGTGCGGAAGACAGACGTATACTGCAGAGTGATTCAGCTGAGCCAAGCCAGCGGCTATGAATACTGGGCGCCGGCTGTTGCTGCGGACCCCCGCCCCATCACCCTGCCAGCCGCGCCCGTGCCAGAGCAGGCTGCAGCCGGTAAGCGGAAGTTTGTCCAGCTGGTCTGGCACCCAAATGGCACGGCGATCTATGCGGTAGCCGATGACGGCACTGCATGGACGTCATCCGAAGACCTCCCCGACTGGAATGAGGTGGGGGATCTTCCCGACCGCGAGGTGCCCAATGCCTGAGCCGGTCTACCACTACGACATCGAGCAAGGCACGGACGAATGGCATGATCTGCGGCGGGGGATGATCACCGCCAGTGCCATTTCAAGGCTGATCACGGCAACAGGCAAGCCTGCATCAAATGACACCAGCCGTGGGCAGCTGTACCAGTTGCTGGCGGAACGGATCACCGGCACCACCGAGTCGTCTTTCTACAACGACGACATGGCAAGGGGCCATCTGCTGGAACCGTATGCCCGCGACCTGTACCAGGAGCATTACGGATTCGTGCGTGAATGCGGATTCATCACGTGCGAGATGAACGGCATCACGCTGGGGTATTCACCGGATGGGCTGGTGGGTGATGACGGGATCATTGAGATCAAGTCACCACGGGCTAAGACGCACCTCAAGTCATTGCTGACCAATGAGGTGCCTGCGGAGTACATGCCGCAGGTGATGACGGGGTTAGCGGTAAGCGGTCGCGCATGGTGCGATTTCATTTCGTATGTACCTGGACTGCCCCTATTCCGGAAGCGGTGCAAGCGTGATGAGATCACGATTGCGCAGCTGATATTGGCTGCGCAGGCGGCTGAGGAACAGCTAGCGGGGATGTTGGTTGTGTACCAGCAGATCGCGAAAGAGTATCCACCAACTGAAGTTATCCAACCTGAACAGGAGATTGTGATCTGATTATGGACATGACCCCAACGCTGGAGGCTAAGAGTAACCAGCTGACCAGTGATGATTTGATTGCTGGGCCGAAGACGATTGTGGTTACGAAGGTGGCGGCCGGCAACAATGAGCAGCCGGTAGCGATCAGCTACGACGGCGACCAAGGCAAGCCGTGGTATCCGTGCAAGAGCATGCGCAGGGTGCTGGTAGCGGCCTGGGGTGCTGATGCAAAGGGCTACATCGGCCGGAGCATGACGTTGTTCCGTGACCCTGAGGTGAGTTACGGCGGAATCAAGGTTGGCGGGATACGGATTAGTCACTTGTCTGATCTGGATAGTCCGCTGTCGATTGCGCTCACCGTGACGCGCCAGAAGCGATCGCCGTACAAGGTGCAGCCACTGAAGGCACCGGCACCGGCACCAGCACCGGACACTGCTGCGCCAACACCTGCTGCAGCTGCGTTGGCGGAGTGCAGGAAGGCTGGCCTGACCAATGCTGGCATCGAGGCGCTATGCCTCAAGGCCAGCGACGGTGCCCATACCAGCCTGGCGGATCTGTCTGAGAACACGTTGGTTTACATCGTGCGCAACGGCATCGACGCAGAGAAGGTGGCGGCATTCAATGCGACCGCCGAACCAGCACCAGCAGAGACAGCCCCGGCACCTGCCGGTTGGGCTGACTGATTACCATCCACTTCCAGAACTGAAATCCCATGAATGTGATCACTTTGGTCGGCCGGGCCGGCCACGACCCGGAGCTTAAGTATTTCGAGAGCGGCAGCATGGTTGCCAATCTGAGCTTGGCGGTGAATGCTGCCAAGAAAGGTGATGAGCCGGACTGGTTTGAGTTGAAGATCTGGGGCAAGACTGCACAGATCGCGGCTGATTATGTGAAGAAGGGCAGCCAGATTGCTGTGACCGGTCGGCTGTCTACCGAGCGGTGGGTGGACAAGACGACCGGTGAAAAACGGCAGAAGTTCGTGGTGAACGTGGAGCGCCTGAGCCTGCTTGGCAGCAAGGGTGACAACGAGAGCCATCCGGCCGCACCAGCCAGCAACGGTGGCGGCGGGTATGTGCCTGACGAAGATCCGCCGTTCTGATCATGGACAACATCACACAGGTAAAGCAGCAGCTCGACACGTTGCTGCTGGAGCTAGAGCAACGGGAGACCGCAACAGCCCATGCGATGGAGACCCTCACTGTGGACGACCGTGTGAGGGCTGCTTGGGTAGAGGCGACGATGGCTGAACGGTTCAGGGTGCTGGCGCTGATCGATGCACAGATTGGCCAGTTGAACGGCGCGGGGATGAACACGATCCTGTTGCGCTCGTTGCGCGGGGTGGTGGCAACAGAGACCAACAACGGAGACAACCAATGATTACAGCACAGGAACTAGAGCTGCACGCCAAATCGCTGCGCGGCGAACCTGATGGTGTGCGACTGGTGAAAGTCGGGGCCGACCTGCGCGATTCCGACCTGCGCGATGCCTTCCTGCGCGATGCCGACCTGCGCGATTCCGACCTGCGCGATGCCTTCCTGCGGGGTGCCGACCTGCGGGGTGCCGTCCTGCGGGGTGCCTTCCTGCGGGGTGCCGACCTGCGGGGTGCCGTCCTGCGGGGTGCCTTCCTGCGGGGTGCCGACCTGCGCGATGCCGTCGGCCTACCAATAGCAGCCGATGCAGCTGATCGCCTGAAAGCTGTAGCCGCTGCAGCATTACAACCTGATGCGCTGCAGATGTCCAATTGGCATACATGCGGCACCACGCATTGCATTGCGGGCTGGGCTATTCACTTGGCGGGCGAACCTGGCCGGCTGATGGAGTCAATGATGGGTCCAGAACTTGCTGGGTTGTTGTTGCTAGGGACAGAAGCGCATCAGCATTTCTATGACAGGAATGAGAAGGCGCTGGAGTATTTGCGCGGGGTGGTGGCTGATGGCTGATCGTTACCCGCCAATGGAACAGCAGAGTTGTTTCAACTGTCGCTATTGGCGACGCGCCAGTGATGACAACTTGACGGTGAATCTGTGTTGCCGTCATGCGCCGAGGCCGAGCACCAGCCCGCAGTACCCAGCACGGTGCCCTGCGGTGCGGTGGTGCGGTGAATGGAGCGCGATTGATGATTGACCCCTCCACGATCGCCGCGATGGAGCGGCTGGCTACACAACCACCAACGAGTGATCAAGCAATGACAAAAGGAGAAACCCGCCGTTTAACGGTGGTGCTTCCGCTTACGGAAGTGGAACGGCTCAGGGCGTTTTTGATGCCTGGTGAGAGCATGGCTGAGCTGCTGCGGCGTGTGCTGCAGGAGGTGGGGAGGTGAGTGCACCCGACATCCACGCCATTGCAGCGCGGCGTGTACATGGCCTGCCTGCTGACTGGCAGCCACGGATCTATGGCTGCCTTGACCGCGACCTGGGGTTCTACCTGCGTGGCGCTGTGCCGATCGGCACCTACTCACGCGGACCACGGAAAGGCCGGCCGAAGTGGCCACCGCTGGGCCAGCTGGAACGGGTTGTGATCACCGCCGACGAGGTGAAACAGGCCCGCATCTGCTGGGAGAACGAGACCGGGCTGTGCAGTCACTGCGGCGGCAGCGGCCAGCAGGTCAAGTCAACCGGCATCAATGGCACCACCTACCGGGAGTGCGGTGCGTGTAGCGGCACTGGCAAGGCGCTGCATCTGCGGGGGGTGGGATGAGTTTCCTGAACCCCGACTTCTACCCCACCCCACCCGAGGTAGCGGCCGAGATGCTCGACCCGCTCGACCTGCGGGGCAAGACGGTGCTGGAGCCCAGCGCCGGCTCAGGGAACCTGGTGCGGGAGTGCCTGGAGCGTGGCGCGGCGGAGGTGCTGTGGTGCGAGAAGGAACCGCAGCTGCGGGACATGCTGACCAGCCTGCGGGGCGGTTACTACCTGGGGCATGACTTCCTGCTGGTGGAGGCCCATCAGGTCAGCCACATCGAGCTGATCGTGATGAACCCGCCGTTCTCGGCGGACGAGGCCCACATTTTGCACGCTTGGGAGATCGCCCCGCCTGGGTGCGAGATCGTGGCGCTGTGCAACTGGAACACCGTCTCAGGCGTGTTCCGTGGGCTGCAGCTACAGCTGGCCAAGCTGATCGAGGCATACGGCAGCCTGGACGATCTGGGCGAGTGCTTCACCACCGCCGAGCGTCCCACCAAGGTGAGCGTCGGGCTGGTGCGGCTCACCAAGCCTGGCCAACGTGTAAGCGGCGCTGATGAGTTCGACGGCTTCTACCTAGGCCCCGACGACATCGAGGCCCAAGGCGAGGGGTTGATCCAGTACCGCCGCAGCAGTGACATCGTGCAGCGGTATGTGGAGGCGTGCCGGATTTTCGATGAGCAGGTGGAGGCCGGCACCAGGCTGCGCAGCGTGCTGGATGGGTTCTTCGGCCAGGAGCTGGGCTTACAGGTCACCGTCGAAGGTGCACCGGTAACGCGCAACCGGTTCAGGAAGGATCTGCAGAAGGCGGCATGGAAACACGTCTTCGCTGAGTTCCTGCCGACGCAGCTGGCCACGTCGCAGCTGGCCAAGGACATCAACCAGTTCGTGGAGAAACAGAGCCGGATCCCGTTCACCGAGCGGAACATCTACCGGATGCTGCAGATCGTCGCCGGCACGCAAGAGGCCAGGGTGGATCGTGCGGTAGAGCAGGCGATCGACAGCCTGACGAAGCACACCAAGGGGAACCGGTTCGGTGTGGAGGGCTGGGTGACCAACTCGGGTTACATGCTCAACCGGCGCTTCATCCGGTCCTACATGGCTGAACCAGCATGGTGCGGCGAGTACGTACGGGTGCTGACCTACGGCAGCCAGGCGGATGAGATCCAGGACCTGATCAAGGCGCTGTGTTTCATCACCGGCCGGAAGTACGACGAGGTGGGCCAACCCGTCAAGCCTGCTGATGGTGTGTTCTGGCCTGGTAAGTGGTATGAGTGGGGCTTCTTCCGGTTCCGTGCATACAAGAAGGGCACGGTGCACTTCGAGTTCAAGGACGAGGAAGTCTGGGCGGCGGTGAACGCGAGGTATGCGCGAATCAAGGGCCAGGTGCTGCCGGAGCAGCACCGCCGGCCGAAGCAGCGCAGGCGGCATGAGGTGGCGGCATGACCCCCCACCTTGACCATGCCCAGATGAATGGCCGCCACTGGTGTTGGGCATCGGGCTGTTGGCGGGAATGGTCTCATCTCCATGCCGATTGGCTGCCATCTGGTGCACCACCAGCAGAGGCGCAGTTCTTCAACTACCGAGAGCACATCCTGAGCCGCTTCAAGGGGGTGGCGGCATGACCATCACCACCGCCGGCACCTGGTATCCGCCCAGCCTGGGCACCGGCGGATTCCTGCATGAAGGCCAACTGTTCATCAACCCACCCTTTCGCACCATGAGCACCGACACAATCACAGCCGATGACCTGGCACTGCACGCGCAGTGGCTGAGTGATTCGAGCACGGGTAAGCGACTGCAAAGACCTAGCGCCTACCTCACGCGCGCCAACCTCACGCGCGCCTACCTCACGGGCGCCAACCTCACGGGCGCCGACCTCACGGGCGCCTACCTCACGGGCGCCAACCTCACGGGCGCCAACCTCACGGGCGCCGACCTCACGGGCGCCTACCTCACGCGCGCCTACCTCACGGGCGCCAACCTCACGCGCGCCAACCTCACGCGCGCCTACCTCACGGGCGCCGACCTCACGGGCGCCGACCTCACGGGCGCCTACCTCACGGGCGCCAACCTCACGGGCGCCGACCTCAGCGGCGCCAACCTCAGCGGCGTCATTGGACTCAAAATTGCCGCAGACGCTCCCGCTCGATTGCTCGCCGTAGCCCGAGCTGCGCTGCAGCCGGGTGCACTGTACATGAACGACTGGCACACCTGCGAAACGACCCACTGCATAAGCGGCTGGGCTGTTCATCTGGCCGGTGAAGTTGGCTGCGTGCTTGAAACAGCAGTTGGCGTTCACATGGCTGGTTTGTATCTGCTGGGAGTGGAGGCGGCTGGGCATTTCTATGACACCAACAAGGATGCTACGAAATACCTGCAAAGCGTGATTGATGCGGCTGGTGTGGAGGTGGGGCTGTGAGCCGCTACTACGATTCCGACGACTACGACTATGAGCCGTGGATGGAGGGCCAGGCCGCTGGAGCGATGCGAAGCGCCATCCGTGGCCGCCGTGGTCAACGACTGCTGCGTGATCTGATCGCCGGCTTGGATGCTCTGCCGGTGCCAGAGCTGGCAGCCGGATCGTTGGAGGATCCCGAAACCGGCTGCGTCTGCGCCCTGGGTGCCGTAAGGATTCAACGAGGTGCCGATGCTGTGCCGCTGCGGTTTGATCCGACTGATCCAGACGTGGATTGGCGCGATCTGGCTGAACCGTTTGACATCAGCGAAACCCTTGCTCATGCCGTTGTTTCCGAAAACGAGTACCACGACGAGCGCAACGATGAGCAGTCACGCCGCCGCCGCTGGCGATCTGTTCGTGACTGGGCTGTGCGCAATCTCGTTACCCCCACCACTTCACCGGAGTCAGAAACATGACCCTCCCTGCCAACATCGAGCGCTGCCGAGGGTTCGGCGATGGCCCTGAGGATTGGCTGGAGGAGTGCCAGACCTGCCAGCGGCGCACTGCTGCTGGTGGTGAGGTGTTCCTGGAGCCGCCGTTGATTATCACGTTTTTTTGTGAGTTCTTTATTCCTGGAGATGAATCATGACTGACCCGATCCACGCCGCACTGAAGCGGCTGATTGCCCGACTGCCTGCATCCGACCCGAACGGACCTGTGCCTGCGTGGAGCGATTCGTTCTATGCCGCCTGCGCTGCATTGTCGGCGGATGGACCGGCTGTGCCCGAGGGCAGGGAACCGGCCGCCGTCGCGGCGGATCCTACCCCCCTAGGCCCCGCCGCGCAGGCCGTGTTGCATGCGGTAGCTGCGCAAATGGAGGGCGAATGGATTTCGCCTGACTTCCTTCCATACGAGTGCAAAAAGCTAGCTGCCGCCCTGCGAGCTTCTGCAATGCGAACCTTGCTTACCTCCGAACATTACGAAGGTTCAACGCCCAACGACTATGAACTGGGGTGGAATGCCGCAGTTGCCTACATGCAAAACATCGCCGCCGAGCTGGAGGGCGGCACAACTACGCCCACTGAATTATGACCACCTTTACCACTGGCGACATCAGCCCCGAACACACAGCAAGGGCCACGAACAACAACCTCCATCCAGAGGTCGGCGCTGCCTATGCGTATGTAGATCGAGTTCTGCATACAGCCGATGGTCGCTCGGCATTTAATGGTGCGCCCGCCTGGCATGGCTGGGCGCTACGCGAAGCCTTCCTTGCTGGCTGTTCACACGCTGCCACCCTGGCCCAGCCCGAGCCAACAGGGCTGCCCCCTGGCTACATCGACCCCGAGCACACTGGCGCGGATCGCCACATGTTGCAGGTCTTCTATCGGGCCTGCCAGTCTGAGGGCGGCACCGCCGACGAGATCCACCTGCGGGGCATTCGTGCCGTGCTGGCTGATGCCGCCCTGGCCCAGCCCCAGCCGCAGGAGCTGAGGCAAGAAGCAATCCTGAACTGGCTGCGTAACGATGAAGCCTGGGGAACGATTGTCGCGCCGAAAAGCTGGGGAGCCCAAGATGACAAGCTCTTGAACCTTCTACTACGAGCCATCGCTCATTTTGGCCGCCCCGCCATCGAGCCGGTGCCTATCGCTGAGCGGCTGCCAGGGCCGGAGGATTGCGATGCGGAGGGGAGGTGTTGGCTTTGCGGGAAAGTTGAAGGTGACTGGAGGTTGATCAATTCCGCCAACTCCGGTGTGCCGCACCTCAAATACTGCTTCTCCCACTGGCTTCCTGCCCACGCCATCCCGTTGCCCCAGGCCGGGGAGGGGGAGGTATGAAAAACTGTACCGAATGCGCCCATGCCAACTGGCGACGCACGAAGTCCGGCAGCCTTCATCCAAGCGGCGAAGGTACATGCGGCAAAAAGATTGAATTACCACAATTACCAGAGGCATTGTACTGGTCTACAAAGCCTTTCATTTGCGGTGGTTACATCAATCGCCACAAAGAACTAAAAGATCACTGTCCTTACTGGCAACAAAAACAATGACTGAATGCCTCCCCGACCTCCCCCGCTACGTCCGCCAGCGCGGTGATGAATGGCAGGGCGCCGACCACCAGGACGGCCCCTGGCGACCGATCCCAGCGCCGCAATCGGGGCTGCCATGGAAAATCGATGGACCGGCTGTGCCCGAGAGCAGGGAACCGGCCTCCGTCGCTGGGGAGCCTGGCGATGCGGAACTACTGGGGCTGGATCAGCTGGCGGCAGCGTGGAACGCCCAAGCCGACGCGGCCAACGGCTGGGACGAGTTGGGCCTCGATGAAATCATTGTCTGGGCACAGCGCCAGGCCCTCGCCCGCTGGGGCCGCCAGCCCACCCCGCCCGCCGAGGGGGAGGTGACGGAGTCGGTGGCGTGGTTGCGCACCTATGCCAGTGGGGAGTTTGGCCCTAGCAGCGACCACCCGGACGCAGGAATGCTCACCCGCGCCGCCGACCTGCTGGAGCAGCGCCGCCCCGCGCCCGTGCCGGTGAGTGAGCGGCCCTGGGAGCGGGATGGGTGGTGTGATGAAGCCGGACGTTGCTGGTTTGGGGCGCCGCAGGATGGCGCCGCTGATGCCGGCTGGATTCTGCGCAAGCCCTCGGAGCGGCTGTCGCATCAAACCGTCAGCCTCCCCGCCCGCGCCCTGCCGCTGCCTGCGGGGGAGGTGCAGACATGACCACCCCCAACCGCCCGCCGCTGTCGCCTGCTGCTCAGGCTGTATTGGAGGCATGGGTTGCAGCACAGCGCACTCAGACTCGCACCGCTGGTCGCAATGCGCCACTTGCCGCCGCTCTGCGTGCTGTTGCGAATCAGATAAAGCCAACCCCAGAAGACTATGGCCAATCACCTTTCCATGCGCACATTTTCTTAAACGGCATGGTTTACGCCACACACGAAATCCTCGCCATCGCCGCCGAACTGGACTCACAACCATGAATCACTTCATCTCGATCACCAGCAACGGCGGCTACATCGGCCGTTGGGTCTGGTGCAATACCGGTTCCATAGGTGCCGCCTTGAAATGGGGATCCTGCGGACTGTTTCCAATTACCACCCGTGGGGCATGGGCCGGGTCTACTCCTTTTGTTCGCTATCTGACCCGATGACTACCAGCCCAGTGCAACGCCTGGCGTTAGCAGCGTGTCCATTCCCACCAGACAGGCGCTGTGGACAGCCGTGTGAGACGTGCCAGCGAACGGCGGTGAACGTGGTGGCTGAGCTGGTGACGGTGGTCAGGGGCGAAGGTGTTGCAGATTCGGAATTGCTGCGCTAGGATTGCGGGCATCGGCAGCCCGAGCGCGGCGCCGATGCCAATCCTCGCCCGGCACTCGCCGGTATCTGAAATGTCCATCACCTGTATTGCTGCCACCCTGCTGGCGATCCTGCTGCTCCCCCTGCTGGTCCTGCTCTGGGCCACCGAGAGCCGCCAGCAACGCGCCCGCCGCTGGCGCCGCGATGGATGGACGCAGCAGCGGATCGCTGATCGGCTGGGCTGCAGCCGCACCACCGTCCGCCGCCTGCTGGCGGCCTGATCACCGCGGCCCGCCGAGAGCCGCACCCAATCTCGGTACCACTTTACTTCTGCATCAGTCTTATGTCTGAAACAATTTCAATCAATGGCGTCAATTACGTTCGCGCCGATTCCGTACCTGAGACTAGGCCTACTGGCAACCGCGCAGTTGTGGTCATTGACCGCGGATTTATCTATGCCGGAGATGTCACCCGCGAAAACGGGCGCATCCGCCTTGATCGTTGTGTATGGGTGTTTCGCTGGGAATCATGCGGCTTTGCTGCCGTGATTGACGATCCCAGCCAAGCTGACATTCGCAAGCACGCTGCGATTGAACTGCCGGAAGGTGCTGAAATCTTCAGCGTCCCCGTGCATGACCAATGGGGGCTGTGATGGCTACCGCACTGATGCCAGTCGGCAACGGCAACGGCTACGGCTACGGCAACGGCAACGGCAACGGCGACGGCTACGGCTACGGCTACGGCAACGGCTACGGCTACGGCGACGGCTACGGCTACGGCAACGGCTACGGCTACGGCGACGGCTACGGCGACGGCTACGGCAACGGCAACGGCGACGGCTACGGCTACGGCTACGGCGACGGCTACGGCAACGGCAACGGCGACGGCTACGGCAACGGCACGCCATCGCCTAATCGACTGCGGAGGACAGCCTGATCACCACGGCCAGCCGGGGCCTGCCCGGCACTCACCCCACTGCCCCACCACCCAACTATGCCTGACCCCACTGCGCCGCCACTGTCGCCTACTGCTCAGGCCGTCTGGAAAGCGTTTGAAATGGCCGAGTGCGATCCATACCTTGTGGATCCGCGCCAAGCCGGCCTAGCTGCCGCTCTTCGCGCTGCTGTGGATCAGGTAGTGCCGGAAGAACCTGCATACATGCGAGACGCTGGCATGGGCCCAGACGCTTACGACAGATCAGAGCAGATCCGCCACGAATTCCTGGCCATCGCCAACGAACTGTACCCGCAGCCATGATCTACATTCTGTCCTGCATCGCTGGCGGATTCCTCGCGGGCTGGGTTGCACGATCGCAGCTTGAGAAGCGATTGCGCGGCGGCAACCTGGGGCGGGATCCGCTGGTCATGAATGAAGGCCGCGTCCAGCGCGGCAACGGCAGCGGCACCGTCTGTCAGGTGTGCTGGGAGGCTCAGTCGTCCTGCCTCTGGTGGGCCATGGTGCAGCTTCTACCGGAGGAGGGGACACATGCCTGACCCCACCAACGCCGAGCGGCAGCAGCGATGGCGGGACCGCCACAAGGCTGGCCAGGCTGCCCTGGTCTGCAGCTGCGGTCGGGTGGCGTACGGCGAGCACGCCCCGCTGTGCCGTAAGTGCTGGCTGGCCACCGACGCAGGCCGAGAGTGGAACCGGCTACGGATCGCCAGGCTACGGGCCAGCAGACGTAACAGTTGATGAACTGGCCACGGCCTGGCAGTTGATGCCGTAACAGATGGGGTACAGTATGGGGACAGGAGCCGAGGCGCTCCGCCACTCACTGCCAGCCATGCGCATCCGCACCACCAGCCAGCTCGCTAAGCACGCCCGTTATGCCGTGTTGAACGTCCAGACCAACGAAGTCGTTGAGCTGCACACCACACGCAAGGCTGCTCAGTCCGCTTGCGATGAAATGCACCTTTACGCCAACGTGGCCAACTGGATGAAGGTTGGGCGCAACCCCGACTTTCAGGCCGATCTACCAGTCGGCACCGATCTAATGATGCTGGCCAACTGACCCCACCAACGCCCGCCGGGGGCTCACCCCGGCAACCACTCCACCCGTCATTCCGCCATGACCACCCCCACCCTGCCCACGATCCACCTGAACGGCACCGGCGCCGACAGCCTGGAGCAGGAGTAT